GATATTGATTCTCTTGACTAGCGGCATAACATCGAAAAATATTATTTTCGCCATCTTTTAATTCTGTCTTACCTTTTGCATTCATAACTACATAAGATTTACATTCATTAGCCATAGGGCAAGTTTTGCCAGCTGGTAAATCAAAAATTAAAGTGTTTTTTAATTTTTTATTACCTTTTGACATTTTTAAAAGTTCATTCATGATGATTTATAAAAAATTGGAAGGTTAAAAGTATTTATAAAAATACTTTTATTTAAGGATCAGTTTTAAATGATCCCTAAATGAAAATATTAAAAAAATAAATTATTATCTTCTAACTCTGTGATTAATCCATCAAAATCTTCTGATGGTGGTAATACTGACAATAGTGCATTAACTTGTAATGCACCATATTCAGATTTTAAATAATTTATATATTCACTTCTACTTTTAAATCCATCTTCTAGATATCTATCTAGTGGGATAGTTCTCTCTTTATCAATAAAATTCATTTTTAATAATCCTCAGGAAACAAAATACAAGTATTGTTATAATCTGCTTTTGTATATTCTTTTAAGTCCATCTTATCCTCTGTTAATCCATAACCTACAGTTTTAATCCATATCTTACGGCCTGTAGATAATTTATAAACCGCTAAAATATCCCCACCATTTTCTTCTTTTATTGTTTCATTGTTAAATTGTATTGAATCACTCTCAACAATTCCCCAATTTCCAAAAAAGTATTTATTTTCAAGAATCGAAAATACTTCCATAGCAATATTAAAATCTTTATCCATGTAATAGGTTAAAGATTCTGAATAATGAATAAAGCCAAAATTTGACTCTTTTAATTTTTTTGTTGGTGTTGTAGTCATTGTAAAAAATTAATATGTTTACATTAAAATGATATCAAATAATAGTTTATATGTAAGGTATTAATTAAGACATTCACAAAAAAAACATTCAATTTTTGCATTCAAAATATAATTATTTTTTATCAGATAAAAATTTTTTTTAAAAAAGTTTTCCACAACCTGGGCGGATAGTTTTCCACAGGTACAATTGTACTATTTATTTTTAGGTAAAAAAATACCCTAGAATTTTTCTAGGGTTAATTATTTTCAATAGGTTCCGTATCCTAATGTTTCCTCAGAATCTGGAAGTGTTTTTAGTGTGAAGTATCCACACTCTTTTCGTAATGATTCGACAGTATCGGAACTATCATAATCATCATTTTGAAATTCGCAGGCCTCATAACCTTTATCCTCTACAAAATCAATTAAGGCTTTTTTTGAAATCGTAGCGGCTATGTGTCCATAGTCTCCGTATTCGTTAGCAATTAATAAAACGTTAAGCATTTTTTAAAGACTCCTTTTGTTGTAGTTTTTTTATGGTGTAATTAGCATCCGCTAATTCGTCAGTTAATCGAATTACTTTAGTTTGTAATTCTTTTATTTTCTCATAGAGATAATAATCTGGGTTAATGTACATAATTAAATCTCTTGAAGTAATTGGTGTACTTGGTTCGTTCTCTGCTCTAATCTAGTAGCTAACGTATTAGTAATAACGATAGCTTGCCAAGATAAAATTAAGAATGAAAAAATTAAAAGATAAGTTCTCATAATTAGGAAGGGATAAAAAGGAGTTAGTAACTAAACTAACTCCAGATGTAATTTTAAGAGTTAGTCCAAACCTCAAAATGTTCTTTTGAGGATTCGTCTACATATGGTATTCTCTCGAATCCATAATGGTAATACTTAACACCAGAAAGAGCGTCACGCATAGCGTGTAAATATGCTGCTGTCTGATCATCGTATAAGTATCTATTTAAATCAAATCCTATATAGACTCCGTTAGGATGAAACATAGAATTTTCATTGTCAACTTTTTTTAATCCAACATCTAACCCATTAGGATAATGAGTTTGAATAAATTTATTAACTGTATCTAACTTATCGTTAGACTCTGTTAATTGATCATGTAAAAGTTGTAATAGTTCCGGATAATCCGATTTATCAAAATCTTTGCTAGTCATAATTCTAATATCTGATTTTTGTATATTCCTTAGTGACTCCATCTTTGAAAAATAAAGTATTAGGATTTTCTAAATCTTTCGAATTAGTAGCATACATAAACATTAGAAATCTAATATCTACAGGATTGTCTACAGTAGCGTCTAGAGAGTCCAGAGCTAATTTGAAAGCTAATTTGGGGTTATTGGATAACTCCAAGTTAAGTGTTTCTTGAAATTCCATAGGAAGGGAAATAATTAAGTTTTCTAGGGTCTTTTATCGTCTTTTCCTTTTGTTATCTCTAAATGATTGTAGCTATCGAAATAGAACTAAATACAGTTAGAGAGAAAAAGACGAATAGATAAAAATCATATTTTGTACATAGGGAAAAAAGTTTTCGCACGATGTACCAATTATGGTAATTTACCATGATCTTAATATAACATCTAAGTGATATTACTTTTGTATCAATTGATACCAAAGTGATATTAGATGGGGGTACTGTTACAAAAATTTACAAAATATATCGATTGCCGAGGAACTTAAATATATTCTCAAAATCTTAGTTACTTCGATTCTACTTTTATTGAAAGTTCTGGAGCTTGAATGTTTACTGTTTCTACTGATTCACCTATTACTTTGCCTAGAGAGTCTAGAATTTGTGCTGCTGTTTGTAATTGACCTTTTTTAACTGCTTTGTTGAATAAACGTACTCTCATTGCTTGAAGGCGAGGTAACATATTTTCTCTATCTTTATCCCAATCTTCTGAGTTCCAGTGTTTTACTTTATCCCAATCTTGCCAAGCAGTAGTTTCTGATATGCCTTCAATTTTTGAGTGTTCTATTACTAGTTGACGAGTAGTTTGGCCGTCTAATTGTCTTGAGTAAAGACGTTGAGCACGTTCTTGAACCTTTTCTGCTGTAGAGCGAGCTACAAATCTAGGTCTACCACGTTTTTTAGTTTGAGCTATTGGAGGTGTAATATCGTTGGGAAAGGTAGAAGAAGCCACGGACTTAATCTGAGAGGGGTTAATAATCGAATAATAACCTAAAAAAGCTGAATTAGGCTATAAATAGGGGGTATAGATTGAAATTTCTGTTATTTTTGAGTGTATGGCAGTAAAAAACAAACCAGAAATCAGTTTAAGATACGCACAAGGGGAGGTATTTAAATGTGATAAAAGATTTCGGGTGTTGGTTGCAGGAAGAAGGTTTGGTAAATCATACCTTTCCTGTATTGAACTGCTCAGAGGGGCGATCAATCGACCTGGTGAAGTATATTTCTATTGTGCTCCTACTTATAGGATGGCAAAGGATATTGCGTGGAAGGAATTAAAGAAGTTAGTGCCAAAGGTATGGGTTCAGAGCAAGAATGAAACTGATTTAAGGTTGGAGTTAATTAACGGATCAACTATTGAGTTAAAGGGTACAGAAAATGCGATGGCATTGAGAGGTAGAAGCCTCGCAGGGGTTGTATTGGATGAAGCAGCCTTTATGGATCGAGATGTATGGGCTGAAGTTATTAGACCAGCTTTAGCTGATAAACAGGGGTGGGCTTTGTTTATTAGTACTCCTGATGGTACTGCGAGTTGGTTTTATGATATGTGGTGTTTTTGTGGCGAACAGGAATGGGATGATTGGGCTAGATGGAGTTTTACAACGATTGAAGGGGGTAATGTTGCACCAGAAGAAGTTGAAGCAGCTAGGTCGCAATTAGATGCGAGAACATTTAGACAGGAATTTGAGGCTAGTTTTGAAAATTTAACTGGTTTAGTTGCTGTTAGCTTTAGTGATGACAATATTGACAAGGAAGTAGAAGATTTACATATGCTTCCTTTGTTGTTGGGTCTGGATTTTAACGTTGATCCAATGGCAGGAATCTGTGCATATAAGCATGGCAACAATTTGTATGTCTTTGATGAGATCATGCTGACAGGAGGTGCTACCACATGGGATTTTGCTGAAGAGGTTACAAGAAGGTACGGGGTAGATAGAAGAATTATTGCTTGTCCTGACCCAACGGGTAGTGCAAGAAAAACAAGTGGAGTTGGAGTTACTGATCATAATATTCTTAGACGTAGTGGTTTTACTGTTATGAGTCCTAAAAGTCCCTGGAAAATTAGAGATAAAATAACTGCTGTTAATACTGCTTTACTTGATGCAAATGGAGATCAAAGAACTTTTATTCATCCAAGATGTAAAGAATTGATAAAAGCACTAAGAACTCTTACATATGCACCCAATACTGGTTTACCTAATAAAAATCTAGGAGTTGACCATGCTTTTGATGCTTTTGGTTATCTTTGTTTACAGCAATTTAATTTGGCAAAACCAGAGACATTAGGCCAAACTGCGTTTAGAATATACTAAGAACTACCTAATTCTTATCATGTATCATTCTACAACTAAGAAAAAGAAGAAAAAAAAGAAGGGAGGTAAGAAACGTAGTGAATGTTCCTGTAAATAAAGCTCTTTACGCTAGAGTAAAAGCCGAAGCCAAGCGTAAGTTTAAGGTGTATCCTAGTGCTTATGCTAATGCGTGGCTTGTACGAGAGTATAAGAAACGTGGTGGTACTTACCGAGTGGAGAAGAAGCGTGGCAAAAAGTAAACCCAATCCTAGAGCAAAAGGCGGTTTGACCCGTTGGTTTGCTGAAAATTGGGTAGATGTTAAAACAGGTAAGCCTTGTGGCCGTTCAAAAGGCGAAAAAAGAGGTTATCCTGCCTGTAGACCTAGTAAACGTATCTCAAGTAAGACACCTAAGACAGTTGGAGAGATGTCAGCAGCAGAAAAAGCTAGATTTAAACGTGAAAAAACAAGCAGTAAGAAGATAACATATCAACATAGACGTAAAAAACGCAAAAAAAGTTAAAAATGGCTAAATCTCACGCAATGGCTAGATGTCAAGGTTACATCGCAAGTGTCAAAAAAGGTAAGAAAAAGAAAACTAAGCCAAAAAACAAAAAGAAATAAGTGTAAAATCTTAAGTAAAGCGGTAACATAGAGTTATCTAGGAAAAATTATGCCAAAAGGTTCTTATTCTGCAAAACAAAGAAAACTGGCTGCTGTTGCACCTCCTAGAGACAAGATCACTGCTGCTGATCTTAAAAAATTACGTTCAAAGAAGAAGAAAAAGAAG